ACCTTGCCGATTGTGATCGATGTCCGCAGGAATCCAGTTCGCACCGCTGGTGCTTGTCCTGGCGCGGATGCTTGATACGACCGCTTGCCGATCTTGTAGGTACGACCAGACTTCGCGCCTGTCATCAGTGCAATCATCCCCGTGTACGAAGCCTTTACAGCCTTCTCCAGAAATACAGATAACATGCGAAAACGCTTCTCCGCGTCGTCGAAGCCAGACAGGTCGACCTTGACGGTCACGGTGCAAGTACCTCGATGAGCAGTGGACCAAAGCGTCGCACCGTAGTCGACACGGTGAATGACAAAGTCAAGCGAATCACAGCTGCTGTCGGGTATGCAGCCGGGTTCAAGATCGTAACGATACCTTGTGACGACAATGACTTTGTGAGAGTCACAGAACCAGTCACGAAACTATATGCCACGCCTGTCGCTGCGTTCGTGTACGTGGCGCTGAGAGTGCCTGTGGTGATGTCAATCGGACTACCGTTCTCATCGACAAGTCTGACAACGTACGTGTGCCAGTCACCAGTCCAGGCCGCGATCTGCGTGACCTGTTCTGGATCTTCGGTGATGTTGATGATGTTCACACTCATACTGGCCTCACATAAAGTTTCAGCGGTCCAAACACCTGCGTGTCACTCGCGCCTGTTGTCCTGGTCACAGTCACAGTGTACGTGCCAGATGTGTTCGTCACCGTAGTCGTAAGACCGAAGGACAGGCGACCATTGTCGGCATACGTCGCGGTGCCGGCATATGTCGCCACAAGTGTTCCACCAGCGTTGTATACCTTCGCGGTGACTGTCGCACCAGTGATGTCGATTCCAGTCCCGTTCGCGTCCGTTACCTGGACATCGATGGACGTCGCTGTTCCGACACCGACATCGAGCGGCTGGTCTGCTCCAAGGCCATCAGCCAGGAGTTGATATGGCCCGATGTGTACGCTTGTTGCAGCTGACACTGGCGTGAGCAGATCTGCGGAAATATAGTCCGTTCCATTGTGAAGGAGTGCACCCTTGAGTTCCGTGGCGGCATCAGTATCATTGACAATCGCGTGAACATCAGCATCAACACGGTTTGTTCCCCCGCTGCTTGCTAGTGTGACGTTTCCTGCTTTGTTCTGCTGATCTGCACGAAGCACGTTCAATCCGAATGAACCATTTGATGTGTATGAAGCAGTCGCGGCATCCCAGACCGCCGAGGCAGTCTGTGCAGATGTCAAGCCACCGCTGCTCAACTTCACCGTCATTACCGCACCGTTAGTACCAGATGCACCACGCACCACTACAGTGACATCGTCAGCACCTGCAGCCAGTGCAGCATCAGGAAGGTCGAGTCTATAAATCCCCGGCATATTGGTAGCGTCAACCTCAGCAAAGCCGCCAGAAGTCCACGCCTGCGCGATTGTGCGGGCTACCAGAGGGATGCTGACAGAGGCTGTGCGTGTTCTGTTGTAGCGAGCTGAGAGACCAGAGGTGGAGGCTGTGAGGCCTGTAGCACCTAGATAGAGTTCGATGGACTGTGATGTGGAGCCGGGAGCGATTGTGATGGCTGATGCGTTGCGCTCGGTTGGATTGTAGTTTCCAATAGAAGACAGACTCCTGTAGGTTGCCATTCCAACGTCAGGCGTAGCACCAGTCCACGCTATACCGTATAGGTCACTAGAAGGGGCAGATGTAGCAGTTCCAAATCCGGTATTTCTGGAGTTTAGCGATGTCCCAAATGGTGCAAGTTCTCCAAATCCTTGTAGTAGTGCCTGACCGTAATCAACACCAAGGAAGTCACTGGTAATTGTAGTAGCGTCTGTTGCTACATTACTTAGTGAGTTACTCATCAAAATAATATTATTTCGCTGAGTGACTTGATTAGATGTAAATGCAGATATTCCAGTTTGACCCAAAGCAATAATGCAGTTTTGTACAATATGCTTATTAGTTGTGTTGCCGTGTTCAAAAAATACACCAGCTGTAGGACATTGCGTTATAAAACAATTACTAATGGTAACGGATGCCATAACTGTTCCACCAACTGCATTGACATATACACCCCATCCGTTCTGCCATCCATTTGTCGAAATCCTATTATTACGAACTATGACACCAGTTACACCTGATGCCGCAGTTGGTGCGTTGATTGCAATACCAGCCGAACATCCAAATATAATATTGTTCTGTATAGTAATGTTATTACCTGTTGCATTTGGTGTTATTGCATAAATACCGAGACCAATACCACCACCCAGATAATATGAAAAAACTACATTGTTTTGTATAGTTATAAAATCACCCTGAGTATAAATGGCCCTAGATGTAGATGAAGCGGCATTGTGTTCAATGTATAGGTTTTGCAAAGTAACATAATTTTTGGTACTTAAATCAATTCTAGTTACAGCACTCATAGTTGTGTTGTCGTTTGCAGACCCAGTAACTCTGACCTGATTGGCTGTGATTCCACTAAACTGTGAAGCGGTAGGATCTCCAGTTATAACCAGTGTATTTGTAGCCGTAGGGGTAACCGTAAGCGCAGGAGACTCACGATATACACCGGGAGCAATGTATAAGTAGTTAACTCCAGTTGTAAGCGTCATGTTTGCAAATGCATACGCAATCGTTTGCCACGCTTGATTTGTTGCAGGGCCAGTCCCAGCATTTGTATTACTACCATCATTGCGAACGTAATATGTTGCCATTATTCGGCATCTCCACTAGCAATCTGTTGTGCCATAATCACCGCAAATTGGTTGCTATATCCACGCTGAAACTCAGCATCCTGCAACACCCACCAACCGAATACGCTCGTACCATTCTCACCAAACGTGCCGAGCAGGTTGCCTTCATTGTCGAAGATATCCCCAAACACAATCCAGTCACCGGGGCTGTTGGGGTTAGGCTCCAGCCTAAAATTTTGGAGGTTCATTTGCCCACCTTCAACGCATTGATTCCCGTCCCCTTGAAAGGCATCGTCAAGAAGCCCAGCGCAGCACTCATCGCAGCAGAGACACCAGCCGCAACTGCCTTGCTTCCGTACAGTGCCATCACTGCTCCAAGCTCTGCGAGCGTGTCTGCTTCGGATGTGCGGATTCCGTCACCGAACACAGTGCTGAAGGATGCGGCGAATGCGATCAGGACGACGACCAGCAATCGCGGAATGGATATTGAACTCATCTTTGCAAACTCCCCTCGATCATCGCGACGCGACTCTCGAGCTTACCGAGGCGTTCTTCGATGCGTCGCACTTCCTGTGCCTGTCCCGACAATGTGGCATTCACGTTCTCGAGCTTCACTGTGAGCACATTGATACTTACCTGTAGTTTCGTATAGGTCCCGATGACGGCTCCTAATACCAGGACAAGTTGTCCAATCAGCGCTACAACGACCTCTAATGTCATACCATCACTCCACTGTACATCTTCACTCTAATATGGTGGCACAGTCAGACATCTCGCATCACGCAGTCGGTTAACCGTTTGACCTCGAGCGGAGTGCGATAGTCTGGCTCACCTGATTCGTGTGCCCCCAATCGCTTCCAATGACTTCGTAATATGGCGCGAGGTTCTGCGGATTCCCGCTGGTGTAGATTCTGTCGTCGGCTTTGACTTCGACATCAGGCGAACAGGTCAGCGTCCATGTACCAGCCTGTTCAATCATGCCGCCTACAATGCCCTCAGAATCGCCTGTATTGGCGATTGTGGCGCGAATCTCAGCAACCTGTATCCAGTGCTGGCTGATGCCTCCGATACCGTCAGGCTGGTTCACGTTGCGCCAGATCTGCACACGGTCACCATATGCATATGCCTGAATGGCGTTCTTGAGCGCCGAAGCGTAGGCAGGCGGAATCATACGAACACCATCGGGCTGTATCGCTTAGCCTGATCGAGACAGTGCTCACGGAGCGCGGCCATTTTTGCGTCGACCTGACCATCCTTGACATCGATGAGATGCGTGATGCTTGATGCTTTGCGAATCCACCCCTGTCGCGCAGCTGCACGGATGTCGTATCGTTCGACGTTGGCTGGACCGATGTCCTGCCACAAAAGGTCTCCTGCGCCATCGTTCACACTGTAGCCAAGTGTCCTGGTCCACTGCGGGAACTGCGGTTCTGTGGCGCTGGATGTCCCTGCGATGACGCACTGGTACAAACGACCATTTGCGACTGTCGGGATGATGATGTCACCAACGACAAAGGCTGTGGATGCTGTCCACGTTGTCCATCGTGCGTGGTCGTCGACGAGCTGCTGTAGTGCAGTCGAGTCGAGGAATGGATACTGATCGGATGCGACCATCCACGCGAGACGGTCCAGTGCTTGAGTTCGAGTGAGTGGCATGGTTTACATCCTAAAAACAAAAAGAGGAACGGGTATGCATCCCCGCTCCCCTTGACTGCGAAGTCAGACAGCCTACGAAGCGGCAGCCTGGAGAACGATGATGGAACCAGGAACCTGGTCTGCAACGGTCGCGGTGACGTTTCCGACGTCGAAGCAGTTGAACGCATAGCGTTCGGTTGCCTTGAACGTGAGAGCATCCTCGACAAACTTCACCTGGTCGGAAACTTCGACCGTGACGCCACGGCGGTCACCGAACGCGACACCCTTGGAGAGGTCTCCGAGGACTGCCAGTGTGCGGTTTGCAGCTGTAGCGGATGGCATGTTCTGGACGAACGAGATCGGGATACCGAACAATGTCGGTTCTGGACCGTATGCGTTCTGGATGTCCATGATGCTGTTTCCACCGAGTGCAATCAGCTTGTCGGCACAGCCGTTGTAGAACACGGATTTGTGCATGTACCAGCGTGGAGCGGTTGCATATTGTGGCAACTTTGCGACCATGGCCTGCCAGTTTGCGAGCGTGAAGCTGGAAAGGTTGGTTTGTGATCCGGAAGGACCGACGACCATTGACGCGATGTTTGCGAAGGTTCCGGAGAGAGCCTTGATGCGTGGCATGATTCCGGTGATGGAACCATACGTGGAAGTGCCATCGCCCTGGAATGCAGCTGCATCCTCAGCGAGTGCGAGTCCGTACGCGAAGTCCTGCGCCAGTGTCGCGCCGAAGTCGATGACGGTATCCTCGTTGAGTTCCTTAGACACGATGGTCAGGATGGCGAGTTTCTTGGCTGCGAGTGCGACCTGCGTGAATGCGATGTCGGATGCAGTGATTGCAGTGGCTTCACCAGGATAATAGGTCGTGGTCGAAGTCGATGCATTCGGTACATTGAGGACATCGGATGTCATCGGATAGATGCGGCTGTAGCGGCGTGCTACACCGTACTCGTTGCGAAGCCAGATCAGGCTGGACGAAACGATTTCAGGAACAGTGAATCCACCCTGTCCGTTGTCGCCTTCGGTCTGTGCCTTGACGCCATTCTCAGCGCACCATCGTGCGGCCTTAGCATTTCCAAGGACTTCGCCACGGACCCACTGTCCGAAGGCGTATGCCTTGAAATTTGCCTCTTCGCGAGTGCCAGGGAATGGGTTACGGGTTACACCGCCGGACTTCCATGGCTCGGACTTTGGCGCTTCGGATGCGACTGGCGCAGGAACGTTGCCAAACTCCTTGAGCATATCGATGCGCTCAGAGAGAGACTTTGCATTTGCGTGGAGGCGATTGGCTTCAGCCATATCTCCACCGTTGATGAGGACTTCCTTCGCAGCAGCGATAGTAGACTGGCGCTGTGCTTCGAGTTGTTCGATTGTCATTGACTTAACTCCAAGATCATGAGCTCGCGGAGGAGAGCGGACTTCGCTTCTTCCACATCACTCGAATATTCGACGATGGCATCTTCTGCCGACGCTTCATCCCGAAGCTCAGCCCAGATGGTCTTTGCGAATCTTGTCGACTCGCTACGTGAGAGACGAACTGCATCGCGCAGACGTCGCTCCACTTCACGGATGGACGTAGGACGCTCGAGCATAGCCTTGAGGCTTTGTGCTTCCGCTGCCGGGTCCTTCACTTTGCTGTTCAGTTCCTTGGCACGGCTGGCGAATGCGTCGATGATTGCATCCACATGCCCGCTGCCGAGTCCACTGTCATATGCAGCTGTAACACCTGCACACAGACGCTCATAGAGCGCCTCGAGTCCTTCGTGAACCATCTCCTTGTCGAGATCGCCATAGACAGACTCGACGAATGTCGACACGTCTTCTCCTGGCGCGACAGGGATAATCATCTCTTCTTCTTCCATGCCTTCTCCATCCATCTCGCCATACATGTCCTTTAGCGACTTGACCATGTTCATCGGTTCCGCTGGTGTCGGTGTGAGCGATGCCTCGCCGATTGGCCAGCGTGTGATTTCATAGCGTCCATCGGCAGACTTCTTGCGCTCGACCATGTGACCAGTGGCGCCGGAGGAATATCCAAGTTTGCCAGACTTCGCGAGGTCGGCAATCATCTTCTGATATTCGTCAGCCATTTCGATTTGAGCTTCGTACCAGAGACCCTTGTCATCCATGGTCATGTAGCCGGTTCCGATACGCGACTTCCCGATGGTTCGGTCCTGTCCGTGATGATAGTAGAGGTTCATCGGCACACGATCGCCTGACTTCATCGGTCGACCAAAATCGGTCTGTGGAGTGAAGAAGTCGCCCTCGAGGTCCTGTCCGCCGAAGCGTACCAGGTAACCACGCACACGACCGAAATCGTCCGCTTTGATTGCACTCCCGAAGTTCACCAGTGTCTGCATTTATAAATCCCTCAGTGGAACAACCACAGCCTGTGGACCCCATAGGTCATTCGGTACGACCTTACCAAAGTCCGACAGTGATGTTCCTGTTTCCCACATCCTATACCTTGACGGTCCGAGCACCTGTCGACGTTGCGCTTCTGTCAACATCATAAACTGCTCATCGCGTGTCGGAAGTTCCGGAACTTCGTCGAATGCGTCTGGATCAAGTCCAGCGAGTTCGGCATAAGTCGGAGTGATTGGGACCACCGTACACCTACAGTTTGGATGCGAAGGAACGACGTTCGCAACAGGGTTCGGTTGTCCATGCAATGCCCAGCATACGGGACACACGTTCACATCACCAGCAGACACGCGAGACCAACCACGAACGATGGACAGATTCGCTTCGAATGTCTGTCGCTGTGCTTCGCGGTTGGCTCGAATCATCTCTGTTCGTGCGATGGTCGCAGCTCGTGATGGTGCCAGCGTCTCATATGTCCGCGCCATGCGATGAGCGACCTGTAGTGGGTTCATTCCCTGCGCCACGCCTATCGTGACATGGTCGCGTGCAAATGGTCCGATGGCTTCGTAGAGTGACGCCAGCGGTGAACCATCAGCGGCGAATCCGACCACGTTTGTAATGGCCTCGACTGGTAGTCGGTTCCAGTTGAGATCGATGGCCATGTTCACCGAATCAGGAATACCAGCGACAGCGCGAACGAGGTCCTCCTGCATGTCGAGAGACAGCTGAATCGCGTTCCGTTGTCCGTTGCTGGCGATGTCGGTCGCTCGCGGTGCAAACTCGGAGACTTGTCTCGCCATCTGCTCATTGAGTGCAGCGAGTCGCACCTGGTAATCATTCAGCGCCGTTGTATCTTCGCCTGCTGCCTGTGCTTCCTCGATGGCCTGTGTCAAGTCCTCGAGGCGCTGAAGGTTGTCTGCTTGCAGGACGCTGTACGCCTTCCGCATCTCAGCGAGCGCGGAATCTTCGCGAGCACGAAGCCGGTTACGGTACCGCTCATTGACTTGATAGATATCAGGCATCGGCTTCTGTCAGCTCGTAACCATAGTACGGGTGATATGACTTCCCGTTCTCCTTCGGCGCCATGCGCTTCAGAATCTCCTTGCGTGCAGCTGTAGCCCAGCGATATCCAGCATCGCCACCCCATGCCGCCCATGCGACACGCCCGGCGCTCGGATAACCTTCCTCACCTGGTCGGAATCCTTCAGCTTCCTTGTCTACTTCGTGACGTCGGAAAAAGGAATACATGCGGAGGACAGTCGACTCGCTGAGTTTCTCACCATTGATGATCTGGTTCGCTCTGGCCCATGCCACGGCTGTTCCACCATCACGACCAGCATCACGCCACTCGATAGCGCGTTGCGCTTCTTCCTTCATGTCCTTCGACGGGATGAACTTCAGCCCGGGTTCGGATTCATCCTCGAATGCTTTGGTCTCTTCCTGGCGCACCGTGACTGGCAATAAACCGAGGTGCTGTATAGAGTTTAGACCAACAGCCTGGAGTGCCGCTTCTGGCTCAAATCCAGCACGAATCAAAGCACCGGCAGCACCGACCAACTTCGCAGTTTCATCAGCTGTCCGTGCCGTTGAAACAGGCGCCGCATCAGGGACCAGAAGTTCCTGTCCGCCGATCTGCACAGGGACAGCAGTCGGATGGTAATAACCTTCGTCATCATCCGAAGGCGTGACACCAGCGACGCGCTTCGCTGTGGCGAGGTCCACAATACCAGCCTTATAAAGTCGCTCAGCACGCTCAGCGTCCTCGTTCAAGTCAGCCTGGAGTGATGGCACATTGGACACATCAAACTCCAAATAATCGCCCGGTTGCGTTTCTTCGTAGTCTGGCAGGAGCGCGATGGTAAGCGCTTCCGCCATCTGACGCATAAGCGGAATCATTCCGTCGGTCCATGCCGAACGTGTAGCCTGCTCGAGATTAGAATAGGTCGCACGCTCGAGACCGCTGCCGAGCTGTAGAACGAGCGGATTCAAACCGAGAGCGGCACACACGCGCTCTTCTGGTTTCCGCCGAATCTCATCGAACGCCATCTCTGATGGTTTGTGCGAAACTTGCTCGACCTTGAATGGGCCAGTCATAACCAGGACAGAACCAGCGTTGTCTCCGGTGAAGTCCTGCTGAAGTTTCCGTTTCGTCTGACGTGCATCGTCTTCGCTTAGGTCTTCGACGCCGCCCTTGTAGTCTGGTCCGACCATGATGCTTGGCATGCCACCGTTGCGGACCATGCCGAACGCAGCTGATGCGGCGACGTTGTCTGTCGCGATCTCACGAAGCACGGACGTGATTGGAGAGCGCCCGAAGCGTGAGTCCTGCGGATCTCGACCGTATCGAATGTGAATCATGTCCTCGAGCGGAATGTCGTACGACGTGCCATCCACTGTGTACTGGTATTTGATGAGTGGATTGACCTTGTTACCGACTGGACGCATCATGTCTGCCGCTAGGTATTGCAGACCAACCACGCGACCAGACACGCGCACTTTGCGGAAGTAGGCGTTTCCGAGCAACTGATAGTCTGGCAGAATCCACGACCACACAAGCGATGGCGGCACATTCGGTGTTGGCTGTGCGAGCAGCTGAAGAATCGGATGGTCTGCGACTGTCTCAATCTGGCCATCAGGCATCGGTCGACGTACGACAGGGACACCTTGACTCCAGTTGCGGATGTACCAGTCCATGCCAATCGCGACAATAGAGTTCAGCATCAAGTCGCCGGCTTGATTCCTCCAGTTGAAACTCGAACCTGGAAGGTTGCGTGTCAGGAGACTCCAAAAGTCTCCGTTCCCGGTGCCGGTGAAATAGGACGTCTGTCGCTGGATCAGCGGCGGCGGTAGGAGTGCGGATGGCGCGGCAGTGGCTTTGCCCATAAAGCGATCGAAGAGTCCCATGGTCTTATTGTGTCCTTATCATGACCTATACTGCACCCCAGCCACCGCCACGACCGACGAGCTCGTCGTAGGCATCGGTGAGCGCATCGACGATATCGTCGTTCTTGCCGAGCGGGAACACGCGAAGTTCGTCCAGGAGTGTGCGATTCCATTCAGCCTGGACCATGTACACATTACCGCCAGCGACCTGCGACGCAAATGGTTCAGCGCGAACATCCTTCGCTCCAGTGACAGGGAGGATGTTGACTGCGCTTCCGTGAAGGAGTCTCAGCATGTGCATCGCTTGCGATTTGCCAGCCTGCCCCGGGTCCTGTGGCAGGCGCACACGCACACCACGACCATCGAGTGCAGCTGTCTGCTTGATGGTCCTGTCTCGCTGATCTGTCTCAAACTGCCCTCGAACAACATCAAGTATCCAGATACGACCATCAGCATCGCGGCCCATCTTGACGCCGACAGTGTAGTCACCGCTACCAGCTGTCGCAGCGAGGTCCCAGGCGCGTGATATCTTGGCACAGTTTGGTACGGCGCTCTCGATTGTGATGCGGTCCGACTTGAAGAATGTCCCCTCGCGTGGCGTTGGATGTTGCTGGTAGAGAGCACTCCACCCGTAGTCGCCACTATTGGCCACCATGACCTCCTTGATGCGTCCGAGTTCCTTCGTGTCATATCGTTCAGGCCAGAGAGCTTCGCCAGGCATTCGACCGATCTGGTCAGATTCCTCCGCGATTGCCGGAAGATTCAGGACCGTCCATCGATGCGGTTCACTCGAGATCGCACGGCTGGTGATGTCGTCGTGGTGCCAGCGTGTTGAGACGATGATGAGAGCGCCCTTAGGTTCGAGGCGCGTATAGAGGTCATCTGTGTACCAGTCCCAGGCCTTATCACGATAGAGCGCGGATTCGGCATCCTCGCGACTCCTGATCGGGTCATCGATGATGATGCGCTTGAAGCCGACACCGGTTGGAGGTGAACCAACGCCACGCGCCATGAAGGTTCCTCCTTCAGGCATCGACCACTCGTCCTGTGCCGCATTGTCTTTTGACAACTTTGTCCTGGACGAAACGACCTGTCTGGACTTCCTGCTGAAGCGTCTCGCGATGCGCTCGTTATAGCCAGTGACCAACACGTTCGAGTACGGGTCCCGCTCGATGCAATATGCGCCGTATCGCACGGTCACTGTCTCAGTCTTGCCATGGCGTGGCGGCATGTGGATCGCGAGTCTGTCAATCTCACCACGCTCGACTGCGTCCAGGTGCGACGCGATCGCGATGAGATGACGAGCTGTATACGACCAGCCATTCGGGAGCGTGTCTCGAAGGTAGTCGAGATAACAGAGCGCAGTCTGTGCGCTAGTTACTGTCCGGAGGTTCGGCGGCTGCGGTGAGAAGTTGAACCGAGAAAGTTGCAATCTTTTCGTAGAGAATTGCAATCTGGCCTGCTGTCTGTCCATTGACATATCTCTCGCTTTGCGTTGTCCTGGCGATGACTTGTAGCGCCTTCAGATTGTCCTCGAGGACAGAAGCCAGCAGATCATCAAGCGATACTGATGGCGCCTTCGGTGTTTTGATAGTTTGTGACGCGTCACAAACATCTGTCGTATTCGTAACGACTGTCGACATGCGACTGCGAATCTTTATGACTGTTGATCTTGGTAAACCGTGAAGCCGAGAAACAACCGTCGGTGTCTGACCTGCCATTAAAGCAGCTTCGACCCGTGCGATTGTCTCTTCATCGTAGATTGTTGGACGTGCCATGATGCTATTCTGCCGTGTCCTGGCGCACTCTGCGCTTGTAGTGCAGCTGTCCGTGGCACATGTAGCACAGCACCTGGACATCTTCCATCAGCTCACCGCCGAGTCGAATGTAGGTGATGTGATGGACATCGAGCTTGTAGCCGTCGTCCTGTCGACGGCCACACTGCTCACATGTTCTACCGCTGCGCTCGAGCGCCTTGGTCCTGATGTCCTGCCAGCGCTGACTCCGCATGTACTTGCGACGATAGTCGCGCCATGCTTCATCGACCTGCTGGCTGGACGCTCCGATGGCCTTCAGTAGGCTGTAGGTACTGGACCACGGCTTCGCCATGATGGTCTTTATGATGTTGTCTGTGTCCACTTGATCTCGTCCTTGACCGGATGAAACTCACCCCACATCCAATCATCTGCGTACAGTGATTCTGGATCGAGTGTGAGGCCCTGTAGAGTCTTTGACTCAGTGTCTGACGTGTGCATCACGAATGCCTGATAGAGGTCGACATAGCGAATGTGAACGTCATGGTCAAAGCATGCTCGAGTGATTGGTTTACCATTCATCAAGTGTTGTATTACTTCAGAGAACTTCATATGATGACCGTCCAATCTTCCGCGACCATCCACTCCTTGTTGAGTGTGATTCCTTCAAGTTTAATCATCTCGTCATCAGTTACCAAAAAGTACACCCTATAAATGTCGCTGTAACGCACGTAGTCGTTATTCTCCCATGATGCGCGTCTTATTCGTTTCCCATGCATGAGCTCATACATTACGTGTTCAAACTTCATGACACCACCGTCCAATCTCGCGCCAGGACATCGTTCCCTGTTAACGTAGCGAATCCCTTGCACCGCCAGACGTTCGCGCCATCGAGCTCATAGCGCATGAGTGCTGCTTCGACCAACTGTAGTTTGAATCGACCGCCATCACGCCACACAGGAAGTCCTGCACGTATCTCGACCATGATCTGGTCGAAGGATTTGCGGCCACCGAAGTTGTTCTGCTTCCGTCCAACAGTTTCCTGAAACTCCACACGCAGTGAAGGTTCGCTCATAAGCCATCGATTCAGCATCATGGTCGGAAAACCGACAA